GTAAAATGTTCGGGCCACACACGGTGATTCTGCTGCATCAGTCTTTACGGCGTTATAGGAAGGAGCTCTATGGACCAAGTTTTCAAATACGACGCGATTGGACGTTAAACGACCTATGGCGTGAGAATGGACGTTACGCTACAGATGTGTACGCTGAGGGTGATGTATCATGGCTTACAATCAGGCAGGTGCGTGCACACGGCATCATCTTCGTGGGACCCGCAGGGGCACGGTTCCCGATGCGCGATGCAGTTCTTTCACCCGATGTGATAATACGGAGCGTCAGAGACGCGAAAGATTTGGAGACGCAGATTGGACGCGGACGCATAAAACTAAGGCGTACCTTCGGGAACGCGGTTCGTAACTACGCATGGGCGCGAGCGACCTATTTTCATGGGAGCGAAGTAGAAACAGTCACGCATGGAGATATCCGCGGAAAGAAGCTGTTCGGACTGCCGCCGCGCGCGCCGCTCGCTTACCCAGAAGTAGATGTAGAGTTCGCAAGCGATGGGCCCGTGGGTGAGAAACTTGTGAGCATGCTGGACTACGCCGTACATGGCTACGACACCGTCCTCTACGTGGGCGCTGGCGATGGACGGACGGTTACGCAGTTCTCGCGGAAGGACCCCGAACGTTTCAGACGAACTCGTTGGGTGCTGATCGATCCCATCGTGCGAGAAGAGGGCTGGCCTAGCAACGTCACCACCTCGAGGCGTCGTGTCGATACGCCGCGTGATTTGGCTCGATACCAATGCAACGGCGCTACCTTGTTGCTGTGGGACGTACGTAGCGATCGAGGGACCCAGGCTGATCGGGAGTGGGAGGAGACGTGCAGGCGGGAGGACGATTTGGGTGAGAGCGTTGCGATAGCAAATTCGGCGTGGCTGGACTCGGCGCTTCTGAAGAGACGTGTTCCTTTCTCAGATGTTCTAAGGTGTACCGTTTCGGTGCTATGCTTCCAACCGGGAGCTCCGGCGGATATGTACGAGTTACGCTCCTTCTTAGCGCTCTCGGGACATGAATGGCTGGGCGAGCCGATGAGCGTGACTCTTCCGACTGAGCCCTTACGCCGTAGGATCCAGCGCTACCACGGGAAGGACCGCGGCAGGTCGCTGCGCACACGTTTGATCCAGACGCTGCACATCGAACAATGTGATGGCCTACAGAGCGAGCTCACACCGCGGGCGGACCTGTTCTATCTGACGAATCGTCGGAATACGCCGGAATCCGTCTTCCGTGTAGTGTCGCGAAGTGAAATCTCAACGCTTTGGGTCGGCGCGCGTCTCCTCTCTTATGATGATTACACGATGAGCGGAGCGGAGGTGATGCTGCGGTGTTCGACCGAGTCGCATATGGTTGTGGATGGACTGGGGTTCCTCCTACTTCTCATGTTATGGGGTGAAGTGGCGAATACGCTGTCGTTCGATCCGGGGTGGGCTGGGCAGTATGCAGTTGTATTCCGACGTCGTAGAGTCCCTCCCGTGCCCGACGTGTGGCTATGCCGATTCATCGGATTGCGCGCAAACTCCTCACTTCTGCGCATCCGAGAGCCATGTGCGCACGACACGCCCGATCTAATCAAGCGCATGGGGATAGACTTGTCTGGGCATCTGTACGTGTCACTGGTTACGGACAAATACGTGGCGGATTTGCGCACGTGGTTTCAAATGATTCTCACGTGGAGTGTCTTAGGAGCGGAGGAGAAGAAGGACGCGATAGCGCGTGCGCACGGCGAGGTAATAGAGTGGAAGGATCAAATGGAATCGAAGCCATGGCACCTGCGAGAGGATCTGATCGCCGCACTGCGCGCCTTTCGGCTCTTGGCTCCAGAGCACCTCCACCCGTACATCGACGATGCAGTGGGTCACCTCCGAGTTTTTCCGGACCCGGGACGGCGAACCCAGGAGGGGTGAGCGGCTACGCGGGCATAAGCTAC